TGAGCCGTGTCGTCAATGTTCTTCTGTATCTCCGCTTCCGCCTCAGCTGTTAGCTTCTCGTAAGGGTTGCCCACCGCTTTTAAAGGAGCTGACTTGAAGACTTTTAAGGAAATTCCTTCCCTTTTATACATCTCGGTCACTTCACTTGTTATGGCAATTACCCCAAGAGAACCCACTTCCGCCATTCTTGCTGCGTAAAAATTGTCCGAGGCTGTTGCCAGCCACAGACCGCCGCTCGCTACCGTTCCACCAGCGTGGCTTGTGGTCTCTACGGCGGGAGACACACTTTTAATAAAGTCGGATAACTCGGCGATACCGACAGTGCTTCCGCCTGGGGTATTCCAGTCAAACAGAATCTCTTCTGCACCGTCGTTAATTGCAGTGACCATTGCATTACGAATATCTCCGTAACCAACAACACCCCAATACGCTCCCCACGAACCTTCTACCCCGGAAACCATACTCCCGTCTACAGTGATAATGGCAGTCTTATCCACCATCTCTAACAAGAAGTGGCGGTTATACTCGTCTTCCTCTTCGTCATAAGACATCGCATTAATCTTCAATGATTCGTCTGCCGCTTCCATCTTCTCGAAAGCTTTTACGACATTATGAAAGGAAGCTTCTGTCCCCAGCCAGGTTGCCCCGTCTTTTGTTTGTAAGTGTGTACTCATAGTTGTTAGCCTTTTAGTCTTTTAATCTTTTGCCGTTAATTACTGGTCTTTGCCGCCGCCGCTGCTAGTAGCACTCCCTTTTGAGGTCCCTTCTGATAAGGCTCTTTCTTGAGCGCCGTCACCTGTCGCGTCTTTTGGCGCGGGGTCACCACTATTCGCTTCTCCATCCATAAACATAGTACCACTAAGAGGAGGAGCGCCCGCAGGACGCGGTCCTGTTCCCAGCAAGTGTGCTGCTTCATCATCATCTAAAAACCCTAAAGATAGTTTTCTTAAAATATTTTGTGTGTCCACGCTTCTGTGCGCTGACAACTCGCTTTCAGGCCTAATATCGACCGGGTTAAACTTAAACTTAACGTACCCGTCTGTGCCAGTCAGTAATCTGGTGGCCAGTGTAAAAATACGAGACATGATTACTTCGACAGGAACTTGGATAGCCGTCACCATCTTCAGAAAGATTAAGCTCTCTGTATTAGACAAGGACTGACTGCCGCTAATTCTTAAGCCAAGTGTCGAGGGCATAGATTTTAAACTGGTAGCAAGCATGCCTGAGAAAGTGTCCATCAAGGCTGTGTAATCCGCCTTCTCTCCAGCTGTTTTAAGTATCTCTACCTTAGCCGAATCAAAAGTAACCAGCACTTCGTCTGGCTCTAGTCCGGATATTAAAGACTCTACCTGAGTCCTAATGTCCTGCAGGTGTGCTTGAACCTTCACAGGGTCATCCATTATTTGAGGAGGGATGCCTTTGTTAATTTCTTCTTGTATTAAGGTCACGACCATTCTGGAGTGCCCTGATTTTCTTAAGATACGGTACACGTCTTCAACAAACTCTCCGAAGACGAACACAGTTTGTAGAGCCGCTTCCATAGGGCTTCTAGCGAAAACAGAGTCTGACTGCTGGTGCGTACTCGCGTAGAAAAACGTAGGTATGTCCAAACTAATTGGGTCACCGCCGCCTGTAGGCAACTGCTCTGGGTACTTACCGTCCTTCTTAGTTTTCCAGCTCAAGCTAGTTACCGGTACCGGTACAATCTTCTCTGGAATCTTAAACTTGTTAAGCACAAGCTCCGCACTGGCAGCACCTGTCTGAACAACTTCTTTCAGCATCGTCTCTAAAATACTGTTGATAGACTGCTTATCTGCGAAACCAAAAGTGTAGTCATACAATGTGTCTGCTGAAGCGGCTATACTTGCAGCTGCCTCGGTGATGACAGGGTCATGTTGGTTTGTACCCGCCGCATAGCCACTTAAAGTGTACCCGCTCATAGCAAGCTGCACGTAACTGTGTACCGCTGTGGAAAATACCCCGTTATGCCGAGACAAGGCACGGATTGCCTTAACTGGCTCAATTTTTCTGAGGGTATTAATACTGGTGTTTAGGTAGTCTGTCTCACTATCTCTAATGTCTTTGCCAGGGGTCTTGTCGTACCCGCTGTCTGACAGCCTTGCCTTTGACGCAATGACTTTTCTAGGTAGCGTAACTGGATTAGTTTCTGCCATTGTGGGTTATCCTGAGGCGTTTATGTTAAGGTGATAATAACATAAATTAATTATTAATCGACGAAACTATGAAACACAACGACGTACTCCACTTGCTAGAGAAGACTAACCCCGGCGTATTTTCCATAGAAGTTTGCTTTCGTGACAGGACTGTTTTGTTCAGCTCTAGAAAAGGTCTTTGGGAATACGACTTGGATTACGCTGTGTTTGAAGACAGTTCTCCTGAGAAAATTGTAGAGGAGGTTCTCTATGAGTACAACGGCAGGTAGTATGCGGACCTCTGAGGGTAAGCCGTCTGTAGGCAATATGGCGTCTTTCCATGCTGTCGAGGCAGAGCTGATTGACGCCATCTCTACGGTTAGATTGTATCGGTCTAACCTTGATAACGAAATGGTCGCAGAGCTGGTTAAGGTAGTTGGCAAAGCGAAAGGTCGAGTTAACTTCGAGGTGTCTGAAGTAAATAAACAGTACGCCTTGTTCCTTAAACTTCAAGAAATGGTAGTCAACGGCCATGGGGAAATGATGGAGGAAGCTACCATCAAAGACCTTGGCACAATGATTACTTCTATGAGTTCTCTGATTAGCCTGTTCTTAAAAGCACAGCGCGACATCGACACTTTAGGGGCTGAGGCAGACTTGAAAAAGGCTGTACTCGCTGCTGTGTCTGGCTTAGACAAAGCTGCTCAAGACCGATTCTTCGAGCAGCTAGACGCAGGCTAGTCTTGTGGTATACTTGCGCCAGGTTTTGAAATAGCCGCTGGAACGGTTTATATTTCAAAGCCAACTTTAACAAAACCCTGTGTGTTTAGTATTCCAGTACTGAGTCCACAGGGTTTTTTTATGTCTTAAATTAAAAGGAGTCGTGCCGTATGCAGGATAACCAAACATCGGCTGAGAGAGCGTCGAAAACTAAGAAGGACTTATTCACTACGGGCATAAAAACTCAGCTGGATAGGAAGTCCTTGCGTATGTCGGGCTGGTTATGCGCCAACCTTGCTGACCCTAGGGACGACAGAAAGAAGTGGTCTTTCGTAGACCACGAGTTCCAGATTGAAATTATCGACTCTCAAGAGAGAGACGTGGTTGTGACTAAGTCAGCCCAGTGCGGGGTGTCTACTCTATTCATTAACTACAACTTAGGGTTCTGCGCGACAAACGATTATAGGAAGGCTCTTTACATTTTGCCCACGTCGGCCTTTGCCCAAACCTTTTCAGCGACACGTATCAACCCCGCTATAGAAAGCTCTGAAGCTATCAGTGCGTTGATGTCAAACGACCAAGACTCCTCCTCTGTAAAAAGAATAGGTAACTGCTTCTTGTTCATGAAAGGAACAACGGGCACTTCAGCAGCGATTTCAATTGATGCTGACTTGCTGACTACAGACGAACTCGACTTTTGTAAGATGGATGTTCTCGGTTCGTTCTCTTCTCGTCTACAGCATTCTGACTTGAAACTGGAACGAAGGTTCTCCACTCCTACGCTGCCTGACTTCGGGATTACAAAGCTCTACACAGAGTCCTCTCGCGGCAGGTACATGGTGAAGCACTCTAAGTGTAATCAATGGGTAGCCCCTAATTTCTTCAACGACGTGGTTATTCCTGGCTTTGATTTTCCTTTGTCAGAGTTCACTAAGGAAGATAGGTTCCATAAAGGTGTTGCTTCTGCGTTTGTCCAGTGCCCTTCGTGCGGCCACGAAATAACCCACGAAAACTTATGCGACGCGACAACTCGCTCTTGGGTTCATGAGTTTGAAAGCGTAGACCGGCGCGGGTATAAGGTGACGCCTTTCGACGTGCCTAAGTACAACCAGATACCAGAGGTGCTTCAGTCTATTGAGAAATACACGCTATACCAAGATTGGCACAACTTCCGTATCGGGATGCCTTACGCCTCTGCCACCAACTCTTTCATGATAGAAACAATGAAGGAGCACAGCAAGGGTTTAGGGAACGGGCAGAGTTTGACGGGGCTACGGTCGGGGTCTACTTATAAGAACGTGTTCATTGGCGCGGATTTAGGAAAAGAAGGTTGGGTCGTCGTCGGGGTTGTTGACGATAGAGGTGGACTGCTTATAGTTTCTTACGAGAAAGTGGCGGTGGTTTTTCTGCCTGGGCAGAACATGGGTAGGTATCTTGAATCCCTTTTCCGCAAGTTGATGGGCGTGCGAATGATTGTCGATGCGTTACCTAACTTTGAAACCTCCCTTTACCTGACGGCTAGGCTACACCAAGGCCAGGCGTATGGAGCTTTTTACGGGGCAGCGTCCAAGTCCATGCTGGATATTTACAACTTCAACGACAACAAAGAAGCAGTTCTGTCCATGGTGACTGTCCCTTTGTTGT